GGCGGCGGTGTCGGTCAGGTCGGCGGGGGCGGCAGCGGTGCGGTTCGTCATGTCCCCCAACATGGTTCTTTCCGTAACTAGTTTCAAGAGGAACTAGGCCGGGGTGTCATTTAGGTGCGCTAGTGTAGGATAAAACTGCCCTCGCGGCCCCCTTCGGCCGTACAGGGTCGCCGCCACTAGTTTTACTTGCACCTAGTCTCGCAAGGAACTACCTTGGGGCTATGGCGTTCCCCGCGCTTCGCCGCACTCGACTTGGCTCCCTCTTTTCCGAGGGCTCCCGCCTGCTTCGCCAGGCCATCGAGGGGCGCAGCTGGTCGATGAATGAGGCGGCGCGGCAGGTCGATGCCACGACCGGCATGCTGGCCCAGTGGCTCTTCGGCGACCGGCGCCCCGGCCTCGAATGGGCCATCCGGCTGCGCGATCTGCTGGGCATCCCCGTCGATGCGTGGGTGCAGCCGGCGCAGGGCGTGAGCAAGGCGGCCGCCTGATGGCCAAGGTCTACACCTTCCCGCTGCCCCCCCGGCGCCCCGAGCCGGCGCCCTCGCCTGCGCTGCTGGCGGCCCTGCACCTGGATGCCGCCGCCGCTGGCGAGCGCGCACGGGCGGCGCTGCGGGCCAAGGACGCGATCGAGAAGAAGATCCGCGAGGTCGAGGCCAAGCTCGGCGGGGGGGCGGCGTAGATGGTCTCCGACCTCTTCACCCCCACGCCCGGCGACGCGCTGGCGCTGCGCGGGGAGGGCTGACGCATGCCGAGCGTCGCCGCTGCCCTGTGGGTCCAGTGCGAACAAGAGCGCGTCGCCAAGCTCGGCGGGGCCGAGTCCCCGCTGGTGCTGGCCGAGCGCGCCTGGGACGCGGGCAGGACCACGGGCCGCGGCGAGGGCCGCGCCCAGGCCGGCGCCGCCGTGCTCGCCCGCGACCTCCGCACCCTGGCGGCCGAGCTGATCGCCGCCTCTCGCGATGCCGACGAGCTGACCCTGCGGTCGCTCTGTGAGCGCATCGCCGACGAACTCACAAACCCCACCCGCCCGGAGCCGTCTGCCAGGACGACCCCAGGCGATTCCTCTGTCTGACCAAAGGAACTCCCCTTGAAACTTCATACCAACATCCTCGTCCCTCAGCCAGCCCTCGCACTCGTTCGCGTCGCCCGCGCCGAGGGCCCCCGCGAAGACAAGGGGGCGCGCTAGTGGCCCTCCCCGTCGAAGTGCTCGACCTGATCGGCAAGATCGCCGGGATGGCCGACCGTCACCGCCACTGGTGCAAGGCCAGGGCGGAGGCTGAGCAAGCGGTGAAAACCGCCGCTACCGAGATCGCCGCGAGTGAACTTGGGGCCCGCCAGTTGGCCAGCGAGCTGGCCCAGGCGCTGAAGGAGGTCGAGTGATGATCCTCGCCTCCTTCGACTGCGAGACGGTCTCCGAGGCCAACCGCCGCGACCACCACTTCGCCAAGGCGAAGCGGGTCAAAACGCAGCGGCAGACGACCGCGGCGCACCTCCAGGCGAGCGGCTTCGACCCCGAGCCCATCGCCGCCAGCAAGCCCACGATCACCCTCACCCGGATCGGCCGCCGGGCCCTCGACACCGACAACCTCAGCGGGTCGCTGAAAGCGGTGCGGGACGCCGTGGCCAAGTGGCTGGGCGTGGACGACGGGCCGAAGGGCCCGATCACCTGGGCCTACGCCCAGGAGGTCACCAAGAGCCCGCTGATGCGCGTGCGGATCGAGGTGGGGGCGTGAGCAAGAAGCAGCTGCTGCTCTGGTCCGAGGGCAGCGACGGCGTCGTGGTGCTGCACGTCGGCGGGGCCTTGATCGTGGGCCACCTCGTCAACGGCACGACCGTGGGCAAGCTGACGCTCCCCTACTCCCGCGGGCTGCTGATGGGCTTGCGCGAGGCCTGCGAGCAGGCCCTGCGGGCCGAGGGGGTGACGCTGTGACCGCCCTCCACTGCCCCGCCAGGGCAGGGGCATGGTGCTGGTCCACAAGATCGCCGGCCAGGTCGCCTGGGAAAATGACGCTGCCCTACACCAAGGGCCTGCTCGTGGGGCTGGCGATCGCCGTCGAGCAAGAGCTGCGCGGGGAGGAACTGCGCCATGCGTGACGCCGCCCCCGTGCTCGACGAGAGCTTCGCGATCACGGTGTGGGGCTCCCTCACCGACCCCCAGGGCACCCGCCAGGAGGAGACCTGGCCCACCCTGCTCGGCCACGGCTGGTGGCGGCGCCCCGTCGTGCTGGTCGACAAGGTGCGCGCCCGCGGTTGGAGCCCCGCCATCTTCGCGGGGGACCGCCGGGCGAAGGCCGGGGTTGAGGCGGTGTTCGCCCTGGTCCTCGACTACGAAGCGGCCGAGGGCGAGGCCCCGACCTCGATCGACGACGCGCTCGACCTGTGGCGCGGCTGCCTGGGCCTGCTGCACACGAGCTACTCGCACACCCCCGAGCGGCCCCGGTTTCGCGTCGTGGTGGCCCTGTCCCGGGCGGTCACCGGCGCCGAGTACGGGCCGCTCTGGCGCTGGGCCGCGACCCGCTGCGCCGAGGCCGGCCACCAGATCGACGAGGCCTGCCGCGACCCGAGCCGCCTCTGGTTCCTGCCCGCGGTGCCCCCCGGCGGCGAGCTCACCTACCAGAGCCGCGCCCTCGACGGCGGGCCCCTGGACGTTGACGCCGCCCTGGCGGAGCAGCGCGAGCGCGAGGCCCCCCCGCCTCAGCCCGCGCCTCGCCCCCGGACCAGCGCCGCCCCCGCCGAGGGCTTCGGGCCCGAGCGGTTCTGCGCCCGGGCGCTCGAGGGCGCCGTCGACGACGTGCGCCGGGCCCCCAAGGGCAGCCGCCACAACACGCTGCGCGCCAAGGCCTACCAGCTCGGGGGCCTCCTCCACTACGGCACCCTCAGCGCCGACCAGATCGAGGCCGCGCTGCTCGGGGTCACCCGGGCCGCCAGCTGGGCCGACGAGCCCAAGAACCTCGACACCATCCGCTCGGGCCTCCGGGCCGGCGCCCGCGCCCCCCGGCAGGTGCCCGAGCTCCGCTTCACCCCCCGCGCCGCCAGCGGTGAGGCGGCTCCCAGCGACGAGCCGGGCCAGGCGCCCCCGGACCCCGAGGCCCCCAAGCCTCTGCCCCTGGGGATGCGTTCGGTGGGGGATTGGACAGGGCCGCCGCCGCCTGTGCCGTGGCTTTGCAAGCGGTTGCACCTGGCCCCAGGGCGGCCCACGGGGATCATCGGCTACGCGGGCAGCGGCAAGACTCTCTTGGCCGCTGATCTCGTTTTGTCGGTGGCCACAGGTACCCCCGCCTGGGGCGGTATCCCCGTCGACCGCTCGGGGCGCGTGCTCCTGCTCGACCTGGAGGTGGGCGAGTACCTGACCCGCCAGCGCCTGACCCGCCTGGCCGCGGGCCGCGGGCTCGACCTGGCCACGCTCGCGGCCCGGATCTTCTTCGCCTGCTTCCCCCCTCTGTCGCTCCAGGACGGGGCCGCTGAGGCCGCGCTCACCGAGGCCCTCACCGGCTTCGACCTGGTCGTGATCGACTCGCTGGCGAAGCTCCTGGCGGGCTTCGACGAGAACAGCAGCAGCGTCAGCCACCTGATGGGCATCCTGGCCCGGGCCAGCGAGGTCACGGGCTGCGCGGTGGTGGTCCTGCACCACGAAGGCAAGCCCCCCGCCGAGGGCCAGCGCGAGGCCCGCTTCCGGGGCCGCGGCTCCTCGGCCATCCAGGGCGAGTGGTCCTCACAGTGGGTCGTCGACAGCCGCGGCGAAGGCCAGCTCGTTCTGGAGCACGGCAAGAGCCAGTGGGGCGCCCTCCAGGAGTCCTGGAGCTGCCGCATCGTCGACGAGGGGGACAAGGACCCCGAGAGCGGCATGACCCCCGGCGTGCGCCTCTCCTGCCTCACCGAGACCGGCGCCCCCATCACCCCCGAGGTCGTCGAGGGCGGGGCCGTAGAACGCTGCAAGCGGTCGATCCTGGACCTGCTGGGGGCCCTCGGGGCGATGGCCTCGGGCGACCTGCTGGGCAAGGTCAAGGGGAACAAGGAGGCCAAGTCCAAGGCCCTGACGGACCTCGTCGGCTGCGGCCGGGTCGTGCGGGCTCGGGAGTGGCGGACGGTGTGGTTTGGCCTGCCCGGCTGTCACTTCCCCATCGGTGCGAAGGTCGATGGGGAATCGAGGGGCAATGATGATTCCTCCGGGGAATCTCGCTGGGGAGATGACCGATGATTTCCGAGCATCGTTTCCCCACCTGGGGCAATGAGAAACCCGCTGAAAAGGCGCCGGTTGCTGCTCGTTGCCCCATCACTTCCCCATCACTTCCCCAAGCCGACGGGGAAGTGATGGTTCTCACTTCCCCACCCCTTTCAGGGGGTGGGGAAGTGAGAACCTACTTCTCCACTTCGGCGCCCACAAACACAGAGAAAAGCATCGATTCCCCAAGGGGCAATGAGAAGCGGGGCAACGATACCGGCGCCCATCCTCGCCGCGTCCTCTGCCCCTTCTGCGGCAACCCCGTCCGCTGCCCCGTCTGCCCTAGCCACCCCGGCGATCCGAGCCCCCAGCGCGCCGCCGAGGAGGCCGCCGCCACCTGCCGGGGCCTCTACCCCCACCAGGCCCGCCAGACGGGCAAGGAGACGCCCCTGTGACCGCCGACCTTCGCGCACCCTTCCCATGGTTCGGAGGCAAGTCTCGCGCGGCCCCGCTTGTGTGGGATGCGCTTGGCAACGTGACGAACTACGTCGAGCCGTTCTTTGGCTCGGGCGCCGTGCTTCTCGCCCGCCCTCACGAGCCCAAAACCGAGACCGTCAACGACCGCAGCGCCTTCCTGGCGAACTTCTGGCGCGCGTTGCAGGCCGACCCGAACGGCGTGGCCGCCGCGTGCGACTGGCCGGTCAACGAGACCGACCTGCACGCCCGTCACAAGTGGCTCCTCGCGCAACTGCCCACGCTCGCCGCCTCACTCGACGCTGACCCGGCGTTCTTTGACGCCAAGATCGCAGGCTGGTGGGTCTGGGGCGCGTGCGCGTGGATCGGCACCGGCTGGTGTGACGAGACTCGGGAACGCGGGGATGGGCGTCCACCCGTTCAACTCCCGCACCTCGGGAACGCGGGGATGGGCGTCCACCGGAAGCTCCCGCACCTCGGGAACGCGGGGAGGGGCGTCCACCGGCAACTCCCGCACCTCGGGAACGCGGGGAGGGGCGTCCACCGGAAGCTCCCGCACCTCGGGGACGCGGGGATGGGCGAACTTTTCGATTACCTCGCCGGTCTCTCCGCACGGCTGCGCGGCGTGCGCGTGGCGTGCGGTGACTGGTCCCGCGTCTGCGGTGACTCGGTGACGTGGCGCCACGGTCTGACCGGCGTGTTCCTTGATCCTCCCTACGCCGAGGGGGAGCAGCAATACGCCGCAGGCGGCACCGGCACCAAACTCTCATCCGAGGTGCGCGAATGGGCCGTCGATGCCGGCAAACGCAAGGATATGCGGATCGTCCTCGCCGGTCTCGAAGGCGAGCACGACATGCCATCGACCTGGCGCTGCGTGCCGTGGAAGGCGCGCGGCGGCTACGGGTCGCAACGCGAAGATGGCAACAACGCCAACCGCCACCGCGAGCGCCTGTGGCTCTCGCCCGGGTGCATCGACGCCACCCGGCAACTTTCGATCCTGGAGACCGCATGATCGACCTCGACGCCCTCCTCGCCGACCCGGCCCACCGTCCCCCCGAGGGCTGGTCCGTCCGGGCCGAGGCCTGGGCCCACGACCGCGACACCGACACCGCCTCGTGGCGCGAGGTGGCCGAGACCCGGCGCCTTCGCCGCGACCTGGCCCTCGAGCGCCAAGAGGTCGCCGACCTGGCGGCCGAGCTGCACGCCCGGGGCGGGGAGGCCCCGCGGTGGTGAACGCTTTGCGTAAGCCCCAGGCTACCCGGCCAAAACCGCTGCGTCACCGGGCGGTTACCGAGGTCCACCTGGCCGTGGTGGACCCCACCAGCGGCAAGGCCGGCGCCCCCACCCCGACCGAGCGGCAGGCCATCTACCTAGCCATGCTTCGGAAGGGTGACCCTGCACCCAAGTGGATTACACACCAGGCCGCCGCCTGGGGGCTGACGCATGCGGCCATCAGCCAGGAGCTGAAGGAAGCTCGGGCCGTCCTCGAAGCCAGCCGCACCCCTGACGCCGCCCTCATCCAGGCCCACGAGCTGATCCAGCAGGCCGTCGAGGCCGCCGACCAGATCGACCACGAGGCCGACGCCGTCGATGACCCCGCCGACCGCGCCGACATCCGAGGCAAGGCCGCGGGGCTGAAGCTGAAGGCCGCGGCCGAGCTGCGGCAGCTCTACCGCAAGGGCGGCGGCCTGGTCGACGCGATGGTCGAGGCCCAGGCCCTGGCCGCACAGCGGGCCGCTGGCGGGCTCGCGGGGCTGAAGGGCGGCGCTGGTGGCTGACCCCATCGACCCCGAGCTCGAGGCCGCCTTGCTCCGGGCCCTGCGCTGGGCCGGCGACGAGTTTGGCGAGCCCGTCAGGCCTCTGCCCCTGCTGCGGCGCCGCGTCCGGGTCGCCCCCGTCGCCACGCTGATCGACCTTCAGCGGACTATGTGCGCCGCCAAGCTGGTCCAGATCGGGCGCCATGGCCGCTAAGAAGAAGCCGGCGCCCCCGGTCACCCCCGAGGAGCCGGTCACCCTCGAAGACCTGCTGACCTCCCCAGCGGGGTTCGCCCTGACGACCGCGACCCCGGTGCAGCGGGCCATCTGCCGGCTGATCGGCGGGCACCCGCTGGGCGAGCTCGCCCAGGACCCCAACGTCGTCGCCGCCCTCGGCGGGGCCGGCGCCTTGCCCCTGCTGGCGGGCCGTCCGCTCGAGGTCTACCTGATCGCGGGCATCCGGGCCGCGAAGAGCCTCACCGCGGCCGCGGCCGCCGTGCTGGCGACGCAGACGGTGGACCTCTCGCGCCTCGGGGCCGGCGAGGTCGCCCGGGTGTCGGTGCTGTCGCTGTCCCTCGACACGGCCAAGGTCATCTACGGCCACATCTGCGGCCACGTCCTGGCCCAGCCGATCCTGAAGGCCCTGCTGGTCGAGGAGCCCACCGCCGACAGCATCACCCTGCGCCACCCCTCGGGCCGCCCGGTCGAGATCAAGGTGGTCGCGGGCAGCAAGGCCGGTGGCACCCTGGTCGCCCGCTGGTCGGCCGGTGCCATCTTCGACGAGGCCCCCCGCATGAGCGGCGACGAGGCGGTCGTGAACTTCAGCGACGCCCGCGCCGCGGTCCTCGGCCGCCTGCTCCCCGGCGCCCAGCTGCTGGCGATCGGCTCGCCCTGGGCGCCGCAGGGGCCCATCTACGACACGGTGCAGGAGCGGTGGGGCAAGCCCGGCGCCGACCTGGTCGTGATCCGCGCCCCCGCCGCGGTGATGAACCCCGTGTGGTGGACCCCCGAGCGGATCGCCGCTTTCCGCGCTCGCCCCGGCGGCGCCGACCTGGCCCGCACCGAGATCGATGCGGAGTTCGCCGACCCGGAGACCGCGCTCCTCAGCTCGGTCGAGGTCGAGCGCGCCACCCGCGCGGGCGACGTCACCCTGCCCCCGCGCCGGGGCCGCCAGTACGCCGCGGCGATGGACCCCGCCACCCGTGGCAACGCCTGGACCGTGGTGGTCGCCCACCTCGAGAGCGGCCGCCTCGTGATCGACCTCGCCCGGCAGTGGGTGGGCTCGCGCGCGGCCCCGCTGTCCCCCCGCGCGGTGCTCGCCGAGATCGCTGGCGAGCTGCGCCCCTACGGGGTCGAGTACCTCTTGACCGACCAGTGGGGCTTTGACTTCGCCAGGGAGCCCGCGAGCGACGCCGGCCTGGTGCTGATCGAGAAGACCTGGACCGCGGCCAGCAAGCTCCTGGCCTTCGACGCGCTGCGGCTGCGGCTGTCGCCCGACGCCCTGGAGCTACCCCCTGACCCGACGCTGCGGGCCGACCTGCTCAGCGTGCGCCGTCGGGTGACGACCAACGGGGTGGCGATCCACCTGCCGACCACGGGCGACGGGCGGCATGCCGACTACGCGCCGCCGCTGGCCCTGCTGGCCGGCGAGCACCTCAACGACATCGAGGCCGATCGGGCCGCCGACGGCTTCGACGACGGGGAGCGCGAGATGATGGCAGAGCAGGACCAGGACCGCCGCGACGAGCAGCGGCTGGGGTGGATGTGAAAACCTTCCGTTGGCCCACCGTGGGCGACTGGTACCCGACGGCCCGCAACGGCACCGTGCGCGTCGTCGTCGACGAGGCCCGCGTGGTGGTCTGGGGCGAGGACGATTTCGGGCTAGAGCGCACCTTTGCCAGCCCCGACGAGGCCGGCGCCTTCGCCGCTGCGCTGCCCAACCCGATCACCGAGGCGTGGCTACGGGCTCGGGGGTTTGGCGCCGCCTGAGCACTTGTCGGTGGGGCGGTGGACGATCTCCCCGCGGAAGTGGTCGCGCTTCTTTTCGAGGTGTTCAAGCTGCCTCGCCAGCGCCTTCCACTCCGGGGTTTCTCGCGGGGTGCGCCACATCTGCTCGCCCAGGTCGACCAGCGCGCGCTTGGCCTCCGTCAGCTTCTGCTTCCACCGGCGCAGCAGCGGCGCGTCGCGCTCGCACACCGGCGCCTCGGGGGCTGGCGGCCAGCCCTGGCAGGTCACCGGGTGGCCTTCGGGGCACCGGTGTAGACGGTCGCGCCCTCCGGGGCCCGCACCTTGGGCCCGTGCCCGCGGCAGGCGGCGGGCGGCATGTCGCATAGAGGGCAGGGCTGCCGGGCTGCCGTCGAGGCCTGGGTGGCACGTTGGAGCTTGCGCCCGTTGCGGGTGCGGTGGCGCTTGCGGCCCTTGTTGGCGGCGCTCATGGGTTCACCGCCAGGAGGTCGCGAAGAAGGTCGAAGTGCGCGAGCTTCATCTCTTCGACGTCGAGGCGACTGAGCCACCAGTGCTTTGCGGTGCGCATGTCCGGCCGCCAGAGCCTCATGAGGTGTGCGGCGCGGACCCGCAGCGCGTGCCGCTCGGGGCTGGTCCGGGGGCGCGGGAAGGTGGCGCGGACGCTCGACCACGCCGCCTCGGAGATCGAGGCATGGCGGGCTGAGCTTTCGTTGGCGTAGTCGCGAAGCAGGGTGCTCACGCGGCCACCGCCTCCAGCACCTTCGCGACCTTCGCCGCCAGCTCCTTGTCGCTGGCCAGCAGGGCGTCGACGCCCCGGGCGATGACCTCGCCGTAGGTGCCGCGCTGCTCAACCATGCGGATAGCGCGCAGACGTTCGAGGGTGGGGCCGGGGACGCTAACGGGCTGACGTGTAGCCATGCCCCACCGTATCACGTCCGGGCTTGATAGGTGTATTGCTTGATACGTTGATACAACGTTGATCTAGCATGGCAGCCCGGGCCCCCGCAGACTGGTCGCCGTGGGAATCGAAGAGGCTCTCGCGACGCTCCAAAGCCACGGCGCCGTCAAGGTGACCGTGGAATTTGTGCTGGTCGCGGCGCATCCCTCGCCGTCCCTCGTGGTGACGAACCCGGCGCCCGCGCCCTCCCCCAGGGCCACGACGCTGGAGCCCCCGCCCGAGGACGACCCCCTCTGGGGCGCCGTCGGGGCGCGGCCCGTGAAGCGCCAGGGCCCCGCCGACGACCTCTCGCCCGAGGAGGACGACGATGACGGCTGACCTCCGCTGGTGGCGCGATGACGAAACGGATGTGGCCGGCGCCGTCTTCCGAACGGTGCGGCGCATCCAGCAGATGCAGGGCGATCGGATCACCGCGCTCCTGGAGGCCCTGTGCCTCTACGACGACTGGCAGGCGCTGGGGCTCGTGCTCGGTGACTTCGCCGTCCGTCGCACCGAGATCAAGGGGCGGCTGGCCCTGAACATGATCAGGAGCTGCTGCGACACGGTGCACGCCGAGATCATCCAGAGCCGGCCGAGGCCCATGTTCCTCACCGCCGGTGGCGACTTCACCCTGCGCCGCAAGGGCGAGCGCATGGGCAAGTTCATCGAGGGGATCTTTTCGGATACCGACTTCGACGACATCGCCAGCCAGTGCGCTTTGGATGCCCTGGTCTGCGGCTACGGCGCCGTGCGGATCGACGAGCAAGACGGGCGCGTGTGCCTCGAGCGCGTGCTGCCCTACGAGCTGTGGGTGGACCGCCGGGACGGCTACTACGGCCACCCCCGCGCGATCTACCTGACCCGCTGGGTTGACCGCCAGGTGCTGATCGAGCTCTACCCGGACAGCGCCGAGCAGATCAAGGCGTCGCACGACGTTCTCGACCAGTCGTGGCGCTGGGAGGATGCGGAGAACGACCAGGTTTGCGTCGTCGAAGCGTGGCACCTGCCTTCCGGAAAGGATGCGGGTGATGGGCGGCACGTCATCGCCGTCAGCGGGACCACGCTCTACGACGAAGAGTGGACCAGCCAGACCTTCCCCTTCGCCTTCCTGCGCTGGAAGCGGCCCACCGCGGGCTTCTACCCCCGGGGCCTCGCCGACGAGCTGCGCAAGCTCCAGCGGGCCCTGAACGTCGCCACCGCGGACATCGAAGAGGGGCAAGAGGCCCACACCCACACGAAGGTGGGCATCGAGCGCGGCAGCAAGATCAACAAAGGGCACTTCACCAGCGACGCGAAAACCTTCATTGAGTTCGACCGCAACCCGCCGGTGCCGATCGTCTTCCCCGCGGTCGCCCCCGAGGTCTACAACTGGGTCAAGCAGCTGGTCGACTGGTGTTTCCAGATCAGCGGGACCAGCCAGGCCGCAAGCCGCAGCGAGAAGCAGGCGGGCGTCGTGTCCGGCGTCGCCGTGCGCATGACCGCCGACCTCCAGAGCAAGCGGTTCATCAGCTTCGCCCGCAGCTATGAGCGCTTCTACATCGACACGGCCCGCGAGATCGTCCGCATGATGGAGCGGCTGTCCGACGAGGACGCCAGCTACGACGTCGTGTTTCGCGCCAAGAGCCACGTCGAGAAGATCGGCTGGTCCGACGTCAAGCTGGATGAGGGCAGCTACGCGCTCCAGGTGTGGCCAACCAACCTCCTGCCGTCGACGCCCCAGGGCCGGCTGGAGACGATCATGGATATGCTCAACAGCGGGTTTGCCGACAAACTCGGCATCCCCGGCGAGCAGATCCTGAAGCTCATGGACTTCCCCGACACGGAGGCCGTCTTCTCGACGGTCACCGCCGCCTGGGAGCTGGTCGAGAAGCTCCTCGAGAAGATGCTCGACGCGGGCGACTACTCGGCCCCCGAGCCCTTCTACAACCTCTCGCTCTGCGTCCTCGTCGCCGTCCGCCACTACATGCAGTGGAGGCTCTGGGACGTGCCCGAGGACCGTATGGACCTCCTTCGCCAGTGGATTAGCGACTGCAAAGCGTTGATGCCTCCACCGGCGCCCCCCGCTGCCCCTCCTGTCGCGCCGCCGGGGCCTGCCCCTGACGCTGGCGCGCTGCCCCCCGAGCTCGCCGCCGCATGACCACCCAAGAACTCCTCGCCACCCTGGCCGCTAGCCTCGACCTGCCGACGCGTCCCTGCGGTCGTTCGGAGGTCGAGCGCGTCGTCGAGGCGTTGGCCTGCAAAGAGACAGAGCTGACCGACGAGGAGACGTGCCTGACCGAAGAGGCTGCGATCCTCCAGGTCCAAGCCGAGAACATGGTCAAGAAGGCCGCCAAGCTCGGGGCCCGCGCCGATGCGCTGTGCGCAATGAGGATGCAGATCATGCGGGACCTGCTCCCCGATGGCATCCCCGATGCTGCTCTTATCGCCGCCATCTCCATCAAGGAGGCGTCATGAGCGTCGAAGAGACCGCCGCCCCCGCCGAAGAGACCCCCGAGGCCGCTGCGCCCGAGGCCCCCGAAGAGGCCCCGGCTGCGGTCGAGGGCGAGGCCGCTCCCGAAGAGGGCGCCGAGCCCGACGCCGGCAAGAAGGTGCGCAAGTCGATCTCCGAGCTGGTCGAGGCCGGCGAGGTCGACGAGAAGAGCCTGTCGCCGTCGCTGCGTCAGGCCCTGCGGGTCGAGCGCAAGACCAGGGCGATGAAGGCCGAGGCCGAGCAGAAGCTCTCGGTCGCCTCGCAGAAGGAGCGCGCCGCCGAGCAGCGGGCCCAGCAGGCCGCCGCCCAGGTCGAGCAGTGGAAAGAGCAGGTGCAGCCCCGGCTCCAGCGCCTCGAGCAGATCGAGCGCGCCGCCAGCAACCCGGCCGCCCTGCTGAAGCTCCTCGGCCACGACCCCCGGAAGTTCACCGAAGCGCTCGCCGATGCCCTGTCCAACCCCATCCCGGACGAAGTTCAACGCGAGCTGGAGGAGGGGCGCCGGTTCCGCGAGGACCAGGCCAGGCGGGACAAGACCGCGACCGAGCAGCGCGAGGCCCAGGAGCGCGAGGCCCGCGCCCAGGCGCAAGACCGCTCCATGGTCTCCGAGGCCCTGGAGATCGCGGGCGAGGCGGTGTTCCCCGGCCTCCACCGCTACCAGAGCGACCCGGCCTTCGGCCTCGATGCCCTCATGTCCGACGCCTACGCCGTGCAGCAGCAGATGCAGCGGGCGGGGCAGACCGTCACCCGCGTCTCGCTCCTGAAGGAGCTGGAGAGGCGTGCGGCGGCTCACTACAAGCTTGGCGGCGCGGCGCCCAAATCCGCGACCCCTGCGCAGGGAACAGGCCGGGTCGAGCCCGGGAAACCTGCGGCGCCAGCGGCGCCAGGGCGCGGCACTCCGCCGCGCTCCGTCCGTCAAGCGACGGCAACGGCGGCCGCTGGGGCAGAGCACGACCTTACCCCCGAAGAGCTGGATCGCCGAGCCGTCGCGCGTCTGAAGGCGGCGCGCCGAGCCAGCTAACGCTGAGCCGGCGCATCGCGTCGCGAGGTTCCCGTGGGCAACGCTACGTTTACCGATACGAGCTTCCAGGAAGCGCTGAAGATCGCTTGGCCTGAGAAGCGCCTGATGAAGATGATGCTCGAGCAGAACCAGACCGCGGCTCTGATCCCGATCAAGGATTTCCCCGGCCGCTCGCTCTACCTGCCCGTGCAGGTGGGCATCCAGGCGGGCCGCTCCGCTGTCTTCGCCACCGCGCAGACCAACCGCGTCGGCAGCCAGCAGAAGGCGTTCATCCTCACCACGATCAAGGACTATGCGGTGGGTGGCATCGACGGGGAAACCCTCGAAGCCATCGAGTCCGAAGAGTCCCTGATCGACGGCGTCAAGGACGAGATGGAGGGGAGCTTCGAGATCCTCCAGCGCTCCATCGCCGTCCACGTCCACGGCGACGGCTCCGGGTCGATCGGGCAGATCGGCACCGACGACAGCGCGACGCAGCTCACCCTGTCGAACAAGTACGACGCGGTGAACTTCTTCGTCGGGCAGACCATCCAGGCCAACCCGAACAAGACCGGCAACAGCGGCACGATGCGCGCGGGCACCGGCACCGTGGCCAAGGTGGGCCACGACAGCGGCGTCATCACCTACACCGCGAACGGCGGCTTCAACCCCTCGGCGTCCGATTACCTCTACACCGAGGGCGACTACGACGCGAAGATGAAGGGCCTTGAAGGCTGGAACCCCGAGACCGCGCCGACCGGCGGCGACTCGTTCTTCAGCGTCGACCGCAGCACCCACGTCACCGAGCTGTCGGGCCACCGCTTCGACGCCTCCTCGTTCAACCCCATCGACGGCATCAACAAGGGCCTGGCGCACGCCAGCGCCTTCGGCTGCCAGCCCACTGTGATGGTGGTCAACCCGATGGAGATGTTCGCGATCAAGCAGGACCTCGGCAACAAGGCCATTATCGACCTGGCCAAGTCGCCGAACGATCCGACCGTGCAGTTCGAGTCGGTGGTCTTCGTCCAGGGCAACCGCAAGGTGAAGCTGGTCGAGGACGTCAACTGCCCCCGCGGCGTCGTGCGCGGCTTCAAGCCCGAGGACGGTGCCATCTACGCCCGCAAGAAGGGGTTCCCGCGCATCCTCTCGCGCGACGGCAACACGATGCGCGCCGAGGCCTCGGCCGACGCCTACCAGTGGCGCCTGGGCTTCTACGCGCAGATGGGCTGGAAGCGGCCGAAGAACCTGCTGCGCATCAAGATCGCCTACAGCTGAAAGGGGCTCGACCATGGGCGACGTAACGCACTACCCGAGCCACACCACCACGCCGCGCGGTACCACGCTGGCGCTGACGCTGATCGGCTCTGCCGACGGCGACATCGACACGTTTCGCGGCGACGCGGTGGCCTCCGTGGCTCACCCGGCGACGGGCAAGTACACGATCACCTTCAAGGATGTCCTGCCCAGGATCGAGTCGATCACCTTCGGCTACTGGGACAGCAACCACGACACCCTCGCCACCTACAAGGATGCGGTCGTGCAGAGCGATCTTACGGCCTCGTCGAAGACGCTGGCGATCCGCATCCGCAACGCCGCCGACGGTGGCGCTAACGCGCTGGCTGACCTCACCGCAACGCAGCGGATGAGCGTCACCATCCACTTCCGCAACAGCGCGCAGGGGCTCTGATGGCGGCCAAGAAGGGCGCGCTCGCCGCGCAAGGCTCGGCCCCGATGCCGCCCCCTAGCGGCGAGGTCGACGTCGAGGAAGAGGCCCCCATGAGCGAGCGCGAGGAGGCCCCGAGCGAGGCCCTCGACGCGGCGCAGATGGTGCTCGATGCCCTGGCCTCGAAGGATGCCGGGGCCCTCGACGAAGCCCTACGGGCCCACTACCGGGCCTGCGAGGGCGAGGAGTAAAGCATGGCGGCGCAGCGATACCAGCTGGGCTCGGCCCTCCGCACGCGCATCCGCGCGGCGACGGGCTACGAGAACAACGACCACGTCAGCGACAGCGAGCTGGACACCCAGGTCGACATCGCTGCCCGCCTGCTGCTCGACCTGTACCTCGAGGCCTTCGGGCCCGAGCCGTACCGGACGACGCAAGAGATCAACCTGACCCCCGGGACGTCGATCTACGACCTGGCCCAGGACACCTACCAGGTGCTGGGGGTCTACGCGATCCGCCAGACCCTGAGCGAGACCGAGGGCGGCGCCGGCCCGGTGACCGTGCGCACCGACGTGAAGCCCTGGGTGCAGCTCGCCGCCTACGAAGAGCACGAGCGCATCCGGTGGCTCAACGACGAAGACGGCCGTATCCAGCGGCTGCGCTACCGGATGGGCGGGGCCGGCGCCGACGGCGTCGACGAGGACCGCGACCAGGTCGAGCTCCTTCCCGAGCCCACCGAGTACGGCAAGCTCTCGGTCGTCTACGTACCGGCGCCGGTGCTGGCCGCAGTCGGCGAGGGCTCCGGCGACGTGCGGGTCTTCGCCCCGGGGGCCTCGAGCGAATGGATCGTACAGCACGGCTGCGCGTACATCCGCACCAAGGAAAAAGGCGACATCGGGCCGCACGTCGGCAAGATGCAGGCGATCGAGGCCGGCATCCGCGCCGCCGCGACCCGCCGCGACAGCAACGAGCCGGCTCGGATGCGCGGGCGCCGCCGCAGCCTGGTCGAGCCGCGCCCCGGTGACTACGCCGAGGACTGGCAGGGGGAGACCTGATGGCCGCCCCCCGCACCGGCAGCGCCGCCCGGCGCAACCTCACCGGCGACCCCGAGACCGACCGCGCGGGCCGCGAGCGCGCCGACGACCAGGAGCAGCTGGCGCGCAAGACGCCCGCGGGCGTGCTGCTCGGCCCCTTCACCTGGGAGGCCAGCGAGACCAAGGTGGTTCGCCTGCCCTCCGGGGTGAAATGCCGCGGCTGGTGGCCGGTGAGCCCGCGCGGCGGGGTATTCCTCAACGAGGTCACCCACGACGACACGACGATTTCGATCAGCGCGGCGACGGCGGGGACCTCGGCGATCTGGGTGCTGCAATGAGCCCGATCGACGCGCCCAACCCCATCGACATCTCGCTCGGGCAAGGCCTCGCCGAGGGCATCGACCCGAAGGTGCTGCCCTTCGGGGCCGCCTCCAAGCTCGTCAACTACGAGGTGTCCCTGGCCGGCGCCCTCACCAAGCGCCTGGGCTTCTACGGCGTGCTGGCGTCTACCGAGGTCGGGGCGAGCGCGTACCCGCTGGGGGCGACCTCGCGGCTGCTGGCGGCGGGCGACAGCCTGCTGACGATCTCGCCCGACTACACCGACAGCCTCCCCCATCTCTACAGCTACAGCTCAGGCCTCGACCGCTGGGCCGACCTCGACACGGTGCCCCCGTGTAGCGTGCGCCGCGACCCGCTGGTGCGGCTGAACCGCGGCTCGCGCGGCGCGCTGGTGACCGCCTTCGGCACAGGCGCCAGCTACCTGCTGGTGGTCTACGGTGCCGACGACGGATCGGGCGGGACCGACTTCTTTTACCGCGTCATCGACCGCGACACCGGCGCCGTCGTGGTGCGCGAGACCACCCTGACCTCGACGACCTCGTCGGTTGCGCTGGTGAGCGTCAACGGCGACGCCTGGGCGCTCTACAACGACAGCGTCGGGCTGAAGGCCAAGAAGCTGTCGGGCACCGACCCGACCAGCACTACAACGGTGACACTGGACGCGACGGCAACGGTCTTCAAGATCGCGGCCGCCTACCTGAACCTGGCGAAGTTCGTGGTCTGCTGGGTCAAGGGCTCGGCCAACACCACGCTGGAAATGCGCACCATCAACGCATCGACCGGCGCCGTGGTGGACACCGCCTTTTACACCACCGCGGGGCCCTCGATTCAGGCGATCGACTGCGCGGGTGACTCGGCGCTGGGCACGGCTTTCGCGTGGATCGAGGGCGGCGCCGGTGAGGTGCTCGCCGACATCCGCGACACCGAACTGGCCAGCATCCCCGGCGCCACCCCCATCGAGACTGCACCGCCGTCGCTCAACTTCGATGATGTGGGCATCGAGTTCGACAAGGACGGCAACACCTACGTCTTTTACATGGCCGAGCTCACCTCGGGTGAACCGGCGGCCATCGCGCGGATATTCACCCCGGGCGGCCCCGTCGGCGACCGGCACATCGCCTACCGCTGTGCCTGGGCCGGCGGCCCTCGCCGCATGGGCGACAGCGACCGGGTCTTCGCGGTGCTCGGGGTGCCACAGCAGGGCACGCTGACGAGCGGCTACAGCCTCGATCAAGGGCCGGCGCACTTCGCCCTGGTGTGCGTCGATGACACCAGCGCGGCGACCCCGCCGCTGCTGGTCGGCCACCTGGCGACCACCCTGGCCCGCGCGGGCGGTCTCGCGGCCAAATACTGGCCTGTCGACAGCGACGAGCAGGTGTGGGTGGGCACCGCCACGACCGTTACCAGCGACGCCCCGGGCTTTACGAACGACACCAGCGGGGCCGACCTCTTCACCCTCGACTTCAGCGCCCAGCAGAGCCCGCTCTACCACGCCGTGCAGGCCGCGCCGCTGGTGCTGCTCGGCGGCGGGCTGGTGGTGAGCCAGGACCAGCACCAGGCGGTCGAGAGCGGCTTCCTCCAGGCCCCGCAGATCACCGCAGGCTTTGGCGATCCGGCCGATTCTGGCCTCGCCTCGGCGCCCTCTCCGGGGAACGTCTACCTCTACCGCTGCCGCTACGAGTGGGTCGACGACCGCGGGCAGATCCACGTCTCGCCCTGGTCGGAAGACTACGAGTTCACGCTGGAGGATGCCGGGTCGCTCCCCTACCACGTCACCCTGACGATCCTCTGCACGTCGGTGACCCGCCGGGGCCGCACCGACAAGGGTACCGGGCGCGACGCGCAGATCGCTGTCTACCGCAGCACCGCCAACGGGGCCTCTGCTTCGGGCGACGTGAGTTTCTACCGCCTGCTGGCCTACGGCGACAGCGACGCGGTGCTGAACGACCGCACCTCGTACAGCGTGGAATTCGTCGACACCAGCAGCGACGCGGTGATGTTGGACGCGGGCTACGGGCAGGTGCAGTTCCCCATCGACGTCATCGCCCCCATCTGCCCCCCGGCCTCGGCCGACCTGCTGGTGCACCAGGGGCGGGTGTGGCTGCTGTCGGCCGAGGACCGGCGCGAGGTGTGGCCGTCGCGGCTGCTGGTGCCCGGCGAGGCCCCGGCCTTCGTCTCGGAGTTCGTGCAGCGGCTGCCCGACAGCCCCACCGAAGGCACCGCGCTCGCGGCCCTCGATGACAAGACGATTATCTTCTGTGAGGACCGGATCTACTACCTCAGCGGCGACGGCCCCGACGACACGGGGCAGACGGGGCGCTTCACCGGCCCCTACCTGGTCACCGCGCAGCAGGGGTGCCTCAACGCCAGGAGCGTCGTGCAGACCCCCGAAGGCGTGTTCTTCCTGTCCTCCTCGGGGATCAGCAAGCTCGATCGCTCGCTGACGGTGAGCGACGTGGGCGAGCCAGTCAAAACCACCGTTGACGCCTACGGCACCTGCCTCGCCAGCTACCACGACCCCGCCCGCTCGCGCGCGTCGTGGCTGATGGCCACCGTCGACGACGACACCATCATTCTGGTCTACGACTACCTGCACGGGCTCTGGTCGCTGGTCTCGACCGAGGCGACCAACCGCCTGCGGGCGATGACCCTCTGGCAGGGCCGGACGGTGGTGGGGTTCTCCAGCAGCTTCGAAGGGGAGACGACCCACTATTACCGCCACGAGGGCGCCGGCGCCCAGCCCGGCTGGGACCTCGACCCGGACGACGCGGCGACGTGGGTTTCGGGCATCTTCGAGACGCCGTGGATCTGTCCGGGTGGGCCCGGCGCCTACCAGCGGGTGCGCAACCTGTTCCTGCTCGGGCAGCGGTTGAGCGACTGCAAGGTCAAGTTCGAGGTGTTCCTCGACTTCGACCCCGACACCGTCGTTCAGGCGAAGACGGTCAACCTGAAGGCCTCGACGACGACGATCGTGGGCCTGCCCCTGCTGCGCTACGTGCTGCCGCTCGACCTCCAGGCCTGCGAGGCGGTGAAGTTCCGCATCACCGACCTGGAGCCGACCACCTCGAGCGGCACCGACACCGCCGAGCGCGCGGGCCTCGCCCTGACACGCATGAGCTTGGAACTTGGGCCAGAGCGGGATCAGCCCCGCCTGCCCGCAGCGAATCGAGGAGGTACCTGATGGCTAGCAGCGGAGCAAACTGGGGCACGGCGGCAGGCGGTCTGGGCGGCGCCGCGGTCGGCGGCGCGATCGGTGGCCCGATGGGCGCCGGTGTCGGGTTGGCTGCGGGCAGCCTCCTTGGCGGTGCGGTCGGAGGCATGTTCGACGACAACCCCGACCCGGCCAACGTCGACCCGAGCCTCTACGGGACCCCGGGGTACGACGCCTACCTGGCGGGCCTGGACGAGCGCAGGGCGGCTTACACCGAGCGCATGGGCCCGACGCTCGACTGGTCGCAGGCCAACGCCGATCGCCAGCTCGCGCTCCAGGCCCGCGGCTACCAGGACCAGGCAGCCCAGAGCTACCTCGACGTCATCAACGGCAAGGGGCCCAGCCTGGCCCAGCAACAGCTCCAGCAGGGCCTCACCACCGCCAACGCCCTGGCGATGCAGCAAGCCGCGTCAGTCCGCGGTGGGCCCGGCAACGTGCTGCTGGCGAACCAGCAGGCGCAGCGCACCGCCGCCGCCAACGCCCTGGCGACCAACGCGGCCATGGGGCAGCTCAAAGCCCGCGAGATCGACGCGGCCCGGGCCGGGCTGCTGGGCGCAGGCTCGCAGATGCGGGGGCAAGACCTGGACATGCGGGGCCAGAGCCAGAACCAGCAGAAGATGGGCGCCGACGTGCAGCTCCAGCAGACGGGGCTGAACGACGCGATGCAGCGGCAGCTCGAGCAAGGCCGCCTCGCCGCGCTCCAGGGCCAGCAGGGAGCCCGGGACGCCTACGCCCAGGACATGCTCAAAGCGCAGATGGGGGTGCAGGGCATCAACGCCCAGACCCAGCAGGCCAACGCCGAGCGCGACCGGCAGATGGTCGGCGGTGTGATGCAGACCGGCGGGCAGCTGGCCGGCATGGGCTTCCAGGCCGGGGAGAACGAGAAGAACCGGCAGGCGGCCTACGGCAGCAAGCCGGCGCCCGCGGCGCCCCCCGCTGGCGGCGGCTGGGGCTCGGGTTACGGGTCCGACGTGGTCGACCCCTGGGGGAAGAAGTTATGGCCGATCCCTTCAGCTTTGGCTTCGCCGGGCCCCGCTACGCACCGGCGCCGCAGTTCACCACCGGGCCGCTGGGCGCCATGACGCCGGGGATGCGCCCGACCTGGGCGAACGTCCCCGAGGCGGCGCCGGCCCCGCTGGGCAACCCGTCGGAGAACCAGGCGCTGATCGCCCAGTGGTCGCAAGGCCTGGGCGGCGCCCCCGCTCCGGGCCCGCTGGCCGCTTCGCCGTCGGTGGCTGGGCCGGCGCCTGCGGGGCTGCTGCCACGGTCGGCGCTCGCCGCCCCGGCGGGCCCTGCGCGGCCCCTGGAGACGCTCGGCGCCCCCCGGCTGGGCTTCGGGGCCTTCACCTCCTCGGGCCCCAGCGGGCCCACGGGGGTGGACACGAAGCAGATCATCACGGGCCCCGGTTCGGGCGCCGTCGCCAGGGGGCCCGCTCCCGGGCAGTCGCAAGGCGACTGGATGGCGGCCATGAACCCCGCCGAGCGCGAGCAGTACAACCTGATCGAAGCGCAGAAGCAGGAAGAACTGCGCAAGCGGGCCAGCGGCGGGCAGATGGTCAAGGGCGGCAAGATCCAGACCGCCGAGACCATCAGCGGCGTCGTCGGCCCCGACAAAGACAAGCTCGCCGCCTACCTGCGCTCCCTGGCCCAGGGGCAGGAGCAGAGCAAGGCCCTGGCGACCTTCGACCGCGATATCAACTACCGCCGGGCCGACAACGCGGGCGACCTCCAGGCCAAAGCGGCCGAGAACGCGGCGCGCGAAGAGCAGATGGCCATGGCCCACAAGGAAGCGCTGGGGCAGATCCGAGGCCGCCTCGACGGGCTGCGCGAGCAGGTGATGAACGGCGAGGTCCGCCCCGATCGGCTGTGGTCGGACGCCTCGACCGCGCAGCGGGCCGGGTTCATGGTCGCCGCCGCGCTCTCGGGCATCGGCGCCGCCGTCGCGGGCAGGGGCGGCGGGCCGAACACTGCGATCGAGTCGCTCATGCGGATGATGGACCGCGACAACGACAAGCAGCGGATTCAGCAGGCCGGGCGCCGCGAGAAGCTCAACGACGCGCACGCGATCTACCAGGAGACGAAGGAGGCTTTCGGCTCGGAACTCGCGGGCGAGAAGGCCGCCAACATCGCCAGGTACGAAGCGCTGAAGGCGCAGTTTGAGACCGAATACCAGACGATGGCGGCGAAGATGCCGATCAACGCAGGGCGCGACCCGGTGACCGGCGAGGTTATCGAGAAAACCGCGCTCGACGTGCGCAAAGACCAGGCGGTCAACGCGATCGATCAGAGAATCGCCAAGGAGCAGATGGAGCTGTCGAAGGAGCTGAACGGACAGTTCAGCAAGAACTTCGGCTTCACCCAGGACCGCTACGTGGGCGGCGGCGGCGGCCCCAGCCTGGCCAAGCTGGTGGCGATGACCGGCGCCCAGGGCAAGCTGGCCCGCGACGCGCAGAAGGCTGACGCAGACAACAGAGGTGACCTGGCGAAAGCCGCGACGCAGGGCGCCCCGGCTATCTATTCCGGTGGCCAACGCTACGCCGTCGACCCGTCGATGCCCAAAGACCTCATATCCAAGAACCAGAGCACCATCAACATGGCCGACCTTGGGCTGGCCACCCTCGACGCGATCGAGAAAAACCCATCGTCCAAGGCGATGGGGAACCTTGAAAAAGGCGCCCGTGTTGTGGGTCTCGACCGTCTGGCCAACGCCATGGCCCCAGACGATCGGGTCATGGGCGCCGACCAGTTGACGGGCATCCTAGCCCAGACGGGCGGCAGCGGTGTCCCGAGCCCCGTCCAGGCCGCGCTGGCCCAGGCGGCCTTCTCGGGCGGGCCTGGGCAGGCAGCGGCCATCGCTGAGGCTAGGCGGCAGCTGCGAAGCAACAAGCAAATCGGCCTCTCGAACCTCGGGGTCAAGTTATGGCCGCGGGCGACGTCACCCTCTACGACGCGCAGACGGGCGCGCCGATCCAGGCCGATGCCGCGTCGGCGGGTGACCTCGTGCGGTCGGGGGCCGCGGGCTTCCTTCCTGACCAGAAGGTCGACATCTTCGACCAGGCCGGCAAGCTCCAGACCCTCAGCGGCGCCGACGCCGCGGCCTACCTCCAGAGCGCCGAGGCCAAGTTCGGCGGGGGCGGGGTGGCCGATGCCGGCAAGGCCCGCGGCATCCGGCTCCAGGAGGAGTTCGGGGGCATCGGCGGGCAGCTCGGGGCTGCGGGCCTCGGGGCCCTCGACTTCGCCTCGGCGGGCCTGGCCCCCGCGGCGCTGATCAAGGCCGGCGTGCTCGACCGGCGCACCGTGGCCGGCGTCGAGGAAGCCAACCCCTTCGCCAACATGGCCGGGCAAGGCGTGGGCCTGGCCGCGCTGGCCCTGGCCTCCGGCGGCAGCGGCGCCGCCGCGCGCGGCACCCTGGGCACCGCGGGCCGGGTCGGTCTCGGGGCCCTGGAGGCCGCCACGGCGCCCGCTCGAGCGATCGGCGCGGTTGGGCGAGGGGTCGAGGGGCTCATCGCCTCGGGCATCGGGGAGGGCGCCGGTGCCCGCCTGCTGGCGTCCGGGGCCTCGGCGGCGACCGAAGGGGCGCTGTTCGGGGTCGGCAACGCCATCAAGACCGCAGCGGTCGAGGACCACCAGCTGACGGCGGAGAAGCTCGTCGCGGCCGCGGGCCACGGGGCCTTGCTGGGCGGCGCCGCGGGCGCCGGGCTGTCGGCGGTCGGGTCGGTGCTGCGGGCGGGCGCCGGCAAGGTGGCCGAAGCCGGCGGGGCGCTGGCCAACCGGATCGCCGGGGGCGAGGCCAAGCTCGCGGGCGAGCTCGCCGCCGCCGCCCCGAAGACCGAGGCCACGATCAAGACCCTGGCGTCGAGGCTGGAGACCGAGTTCGCGATCAAGAGCACCGGCGCCAACGCCCCGATGATCGGCAAGCTCCAGGCCGCAGGCAAAGACGTCGAGGCGCGGGTGGTGCGGATGGTCATGGAGGACCTTGCCCCCGCGATCAACAAAGAGGCCGGCGCCCTGCTGTCGGCCGAAGAGAAGGTCGCCGCGGCCAAGGTGCTGCGGGAGGCCAAGGGCTCCGAGGTCGGCAAGATGGTCGACGACCTCCAGGCCGCGGGCGTGAAGGGCGACGTGCGGAAGTTCGCCGACGAGGAGCGGGCGCGGGTCGTCGAGAAGCTCAAAGACCGCGTCAACCCCGACGTCGATGCCGCCGTCAAGAAGATGGACGACTGGTATTCGGGGCTGAAGGAGCGCACCGACGGCTCGCCGAAGCAGCTCTGGCAGACGAAGCACGACCTGGGCGAGTCGATCAACTGGAAGAACGCCGATCGCAGCGACATCTACAACGAGCTGAAAAAAGACCTTTACTTCGGTCTCGACCGCGAGATTCAACGCCTCGGCGCCGAGAGCGGCGAGAAGATGGGGGCCGAGTTCGCGGCCCGTTGGGTCAACACAAACGCCGAATACCGCGCTGCCGACTGGCTGAACAAGGCCACCGGCAAGGGCATCGAGCGCAGCACCAGCAACCGCAACTTCGGCCTCTCGGAGCAGCTGGGCACCGTGGCCGGCGCCGTGCTGGGCGGTGGCGGTCTCGGGGGCATGGCGATCGGGGCCGCGGGCGCGGTCGTGAGCCGCATGGTCAAGAGCTACGGCGCCGACGTGGGGGCGAAGCTGGCCCGCGCCGCCAGCAGGGGCGAGCTGGCCTCGACGGTCTCCAGCGCCTTCGACAACGCAGCAAGCGGCAAGGTGGCGAGCCTCGTGGGCGTGGCCAAGGGCGCGCTGTCGGAGGTGCGGCCGCTGGCCCCCGGCGTCCAGCTCGCCGAGAAGGCCGCCAAGGCCGCCAACCCCCGCGCCGACTTCGAGACCCGCAGCAAGGCCCTCGCCGAGTTCCACGCCGCGCCCGGGCCCCGGCTCGCCGCGGCTACCGCGGGGCTCGACGGCGGGCGCCCGGAGCTGAAGCAGGCGGTCGCGGCCACCGTGCAGCGGGGCGCCGACTTCCTGACCTCCAAGCTGCCCCGGCGGCCCGAGCCCCCGGCGGGCCTTCCGCCGCACCTGGCGGCGAAGACGCAGCCGAGCCCCGACGAGGTCTCGCGCTTCCTCCGCTACGCCAAGGCGGTCGACGACCCCTTGACCGTGCTGGACGACGCCAAGAAGGGCAAGCTGTCCCGCGAGGCCGTCGAGGCGGTCAAGGCGGTCTACCCCTCGGTCTACGCTGCCCTTCAGAGCCAGGTGGGCGAGGCCATGCTGGCGCGCAAGAAGGCCCCGAGCTGGAGCGAGCGCGTGCAGCTGGCGACGCTCCTCGGCTTGCCCACCGATGCCAACCTCGAGCCCGACAGCATCCGGCTGTTTCAGAAGCTGCAACAGCAAGCACCGGCGCCGAACGCCCCGCCCGCGCCGCAGCCTGCCCCCAAGCCCTTGGCGGCGCCGATGCGCCCCCCTGCCCTGTCCACCAAATCCGACGCCTTTGGAGCCTCCGCATGAGCGACTCGATTGTCCGCGCTGCTGCCTCGGTTGAACCGCCCTACCGCGGGGCGATCTACAGCGACGACACCAGCACCACGAATCAATACCTCGACCTCGACCAGACGATCACCGACCCGGTCAGCGGCGTCAGCACGCCGAAGTTTTTGCGCGGGCGGTTCCTGACGATCCAGGCGCTCTCGGCTGACCTGTACTTGCAGTTCGCCTCGGCCAACAACACCACGATCGACCCGACCGCGGCGGCCGGCGACTTCGCTGTGGCCAATTGCGTCGTGATCCCCTCGGGCCAGTCGCTGACGCTGCTGATCCCCCGGGGCAACAGCACGACCAACATGCGCTACCTCTGCTACCGCACGGCGAGCGGCACCGGCTCCGTCCGGGCCTGGCCCTCCTCGCCCCCGGGGCTGTGATGCTACGGCGCGATCTCCCCTCCAACCGCCGTGACGGCCCCCGCGGCGCCGCGGCGCCCCCCGCCTCCTCCGACATCGATCAGACGGATCTAGCGCATCGCTGGCGGCCCTCGCGCGCCGAGAGCTGCTGGTCGGACAACGGGGTCACCCCCGCGACGGCGGGGGGCTTGCTGTATCGGGTCGATGACGAGATCGGCACCGATCACCTGCTCCAGGCGACCGCGCTCGAGCGGCCGACGTGGGCCTCGAACGCCACGCCTTCGAAGCACCCGGGCATCGCGTTTGCGACCAGCAAATACCTGCTCACAGCGGGCAATATCTCGACCACCGATACCACCTATTACTGGGTGGGGTGCTTCTCGCGGATCGCCGATTCGGTGGCCTTTGCCCGCACCACTGGCGGGGTCGCGACGGAATATTTGTACTACGCCACCGCGAGCAACGGCGCGGCGGCGGATACCGTCACGGTCACCCGCGGCACCTCGCGAGCGATCGCCCCCTCAGCCGGCACCCTGCCTACCAGCCGGCTCGCCGTCGTCGCCCTCGTGGTCGACGCGGGTAGTAACACCAAGCTGTATGTGGACGGGATCCTCGTCGGCACCAGCGCCAGCAGCCCGGGGACCAGCGCGCTGGCCTCGCGGCTGGGGCTCAACGTCTGGGCCCCCGGCTTTTCTACCTACACGGGGAGCAGCACCGCGGTCGAGCTGGCAATGTACAGCGTGGCCCACGACGCTACGGCGGTCGCGGCAAATAGCGCGATCCTTCTCACGAAGTACAGCACGCTCGCGGCCGTGCCGAGCGACCTGGCCTCGCTGCTCCTAGACCTCCGCCTCGGGGCGGCGGACCTCTACCAGGACGCGGCGCGCACCACGGCGGCCGTCTCGGGTGACCCCGTGGGCGGCTGGAAAGATACGGCTGCGGCGGCGCACCATCTCAGCCAGAGCACCAGCGCCAGGCGGCCGATTTACTACTCATCCGGGCTGGGTGGCGGGGCGCGGCCGCGCGTCAGCTTCGACGGCACGGACGATGGGTTGCTGGCCTCGGGATGGAACCTCGGGTCCGGGGCGCAGACGGTCGCGATGGAGTTCGTCCGGCGCAGCAACGTCCCGACGGCCCAGCGGTTGTTTTCGGTGCGCGTCGCCGGGCCGATCTTCTCGGCGATCTCGTTCGTGAACTTCGCCGGCTACAACGAGATCACCGCGCTTTTCGGCTCGGCCGGGGGTGCGTCCGTCGGCTGCAATCCGACGCTAGGGACAAGCCGACATACGCTCGTCGTTTGTTATGACGGATCGGGCAGCACGACGCCCGCCAACTACGCGATCTTCGTCGATGGCGTGGCGCAGGTCGTCGCGGCGGGCGGGAGCTTCCCCGACAGCACGGAGATGGGGGCGCTCGGGTCCTATGCGGATGCCAGCGTGCCATCTTCTGTCGACGTCGGCAGGATCGCCGCATGGAGCGGCGACCACAGGGCCTCGCGGCTTGCGATAGAGGGGTGGCTCAATGGTTAGCTCACCGTATGGTTTCATCCTGGCGGTCGTCACCGCCGAGGCTCGCGACGCGGTCGAGCAGGCCCTGAACGCGCTGCTCCAGCCGCTGCACCCCGAGCTTGAATTTATCGGGACGTTCGTCCTCGAGTTGTCGGCCGACGGGTCGGCACCGGCCACCCATTACGGCGCCAGCAGCGTGATCCTCGACGAGGATCTGCCGGGGCTGCTCCAGGCGGCCCCGGCCTTCGGCGCGTCGCTCCAGGTGTGGCTGGGGTCGAAACCGGACAACGATCCGCCGGGCACCATCATCATCACCGACCCCGTGCAGAGCACCGGCGCCGCTCTGGAGCGGTGGCTCGACCTCGACACGGCTGCGGCCAGCGCGGGCCTCGTGCGCGTCGCGATCCCGCCGTTTTGACCATGAGCACCTCCGACCCGCCCCGACGCCGGTGCCCTCGTCGCAAGACGAGCGGACGAAGGCGTTTGCGCTCGAGAAGTGCTGTCGGCGGTCACGGGCCTTTCCGCCGAGGTCGCGCGGCTGTCGGGAAAGCTCGAAGTGCTCGAACGCAAAGATCGGACGTCGGGGATCGTCGTCCTCGTCGTCTCTCTGGTGCTGCAAATCGCGGCTTCAAATGTCTGGAGGCTTGGCTATGTCGGTCGACGAAATGATCGCGTGGGCGCAGCAACACCCAGTGCTCGCGGCGCTGGTGGGGCTGCACCTGTTCTTCACGGCGCTGGGCAACGTCCACCTGAGTGACGAGACCAAGGCCAAATGGCCTCGCCTCAAGAACGCCGTCGAGCTCGGGCAGAAGATCGGCGTGGTCGTGCGCGGGACGACGAAGCCGGCGATCGGGCTGATGCTCCCCGCTTCGGTCAAAGATGTACTCGAAGGCGCCACCGCGGAGAAAACACAATGATTTCCTCGATCAGTCGCATCCCCTTCTCCCTCTGGCTGTCGGCCGGGGTCATCTACGCGGCCGCCTGTCGGCCCCAGGTGCCCACGGCCGACGACCTCGACACCCTGGCCGCGGTGGTCGACGAGGCCCGCGAGCTGGCCCCCGTCGCCCGTGCGCTCTGCGGGGCCGCGGGCTCCCCCGAGTGCGCCGAGGTGGCCGAGGTCGTCGACAAGGGGCTCGACCAGGTGGCGCCGGTGCTGGACGCCGTGCGGGCCTGCGCCGACGAGGCCTGCAAGGCCCCGCAGCGCGAAGAGGCCAAGAAGGCCCTCCCCAAGGCCAAACGCGCGCGGGACACGGCCCGCAGGCTGAGCAAGCGCGCGGCCCCCGCCAGCAGCGCCAGCGCCGCGCCTGCGTCGAGCAAGGTGCCATGAAGAAGCGCACCGCCCCGCCCCAGGTCTGGCAGATCGTCTCGGCCGGAGGGCGCTGGTGGTGCGCCCGGGCGAAGGCCTGGACCGCCGAGCCCAGGCTCGCCACGCCCTACCCCACCGAGCAGCGAGCGCTCGACGCGCTGGCGAAGCTGCTGGGCACCGAGATTTTTACCGAAGGAGCACGAGTTACCCCATGAGCGTAGACGCCGTTGTTTTGGCCATGGAGGCCCTCGTGGGCCTGTCCTGGGGCGACCCCGAGACCCGCGAGCGGTTCCGGGCGGTCCTCGCCCCCTGGGACACCGAGGCCCATCAGGAGGAGATGGCGTGCGCCCAGAGCTGCTGTGCCATCGCCATCTGCGCCGCCCTGCTAATCGCTGAGGTCGACGGGCTGGTGAGGGGCTGGCGGGGCAAGATCGCCTGCGACCCGCTCAGGGAGCCCAGGACGGGCTGTTACGACGCGATCATGTTCTTGGAGCACCTGGCGCGGCAGCGCGGGCTCTTCGCCTCTGCCTCGGGCCGTGACCCGCCCGAGGTGCGCGCGGGCGTCGTGCTCCAGATCGAGGGCCCTGAGCACGTGCTGATGGCCACCGGCGCCCCCGACGCTGAGGGCAACTTCACGACGGCCGAGGGCGGGCAGAGCGACCCGCTCAACCCCCGCACCGGCGCCAAGAACTGCACGGCGATCAGGCGCCGCGTGCGCCAGCTGGGCGGCGGGCCGGGGGCCTGGACGGTCGACGGGCGCCGGGTGCGCTACAGCTTCGACGCGGGCGCCCTCAAGACCTGCGGCGAGGGGATGCCGTGGGATCGGCTGGGGTTCCGCCTGTGACGGTTAGAGGGTCTCGACCGGCAGGCTCACCATCTGCCGGCGGCGCTGCCACTCGACGATGATCTTCGGAACGGACTCGGCCGAGTCGATCGCGCCCTTGAGGACCTTTATCTGGCGCCCCGTCGCGTAGGCGTCCAGCACTCGCAGCGTCCGCAGGAAGGCGTCCGCGTAGCCGGGGTACCCGAGGCGCTTGGACTGGAGCTTCTCCAACTCCTGTGAGAGCAGCCAGAGGGGAGACCTGTAGGTGAGGTTTGCCACCCTGCTGATATTGAGAGCCGCTTCGTCGACCTTCTCGGGGAAAACCGGATAGGCGTAGGCAAAGGCGGCGAGGTAGGGGGCGAGGAGCCGCTTGCGATGCCCGCCAACAGCCCAGTCGAACTCGCCGCGGAAGCGACCCACGACCGTGGCCACCTCGCGGGGGCTCAGCATGCTCATGCGCTGGGTGAGCCCCAGGTGCAGCGCTCGGGCGAGGGACTCGTACTTCCCGCCCTGGCCGGTTGCCACCGCCCCATTCATCTCAAGGATATGCCCCGCCGTCCGCTTGGCGCCCTGGTCGAACGTGTCCAGGGGGCAGTCATCGGGGTAGGTGGCAAGCACCACCCACGCGGGGATATTGGCCTTGACGATGGCGCTGCACCGATGGTGCCCGTCGACGAGCCGCCCCGAGGCGTTAACGGCGATCGTCTGGTGGGTGGCATGCCAGCGCCCGCCGGTGATGTCGCGGGCCAGCTTGTTCACATAGAGGGCGCTGATTGAGCGCTTCGGGCCGTCGTGGGCCAGCAATTCAGCGGCCCGGGCCGGGGTCATCTGGATCGTTTCAAAATGTGGGACGTTGATCGGCGGCGCTGCCGCGTTCAAGGTGGTCATGTTGTTTCTCCTGGCGGCGCGAGGTTCTGGCAGATGCTCGCGCCGCCGTTGTCTAACCATACCATCGTGGATCGGTTGATCAACGTGCATCGTTAAGGCACGATCGATGGATGACTGTCCCCGGCATCGACGTGAGCGCCCACCAGGGCGTGATCGACTGGCCCGCGGTCGCCGCCTCGGGCGTGCGGTTCGCCTTCGTCCGGGCCCTCGAAGGCAAAGACCCGGACCCCACCTTCGAGCGCAACCGGCGCGAGGCCCGGGCGGCGAAGGTGCTGGTCGGGGCGTACGCCTACTTCCGCGCTCGCCACCCTGCGCGGTGGCAGGCTGACCTGCTGCTCGAGCTGCTGGGCGACCAGTTGCCCGGCGAGCTGCCCCCGGCCCTCGACGTCGAGACCCTCGACGCCCGGAGCGCCATCGAGGTGCAGGCCGGGTGCCTCGGGTGGGTGGACCGGGTGCGGGCCGCATGCGGCAGAGACCCGGTCGTCTACACCTACCCGGCGTTCTGGGGGGCCGAGCTGCACGGGGCGCCCTTGGGCGAGCTGGCGGCCTGCCCCCTCTGGATCGCCGACTACAGAGCGCGACCGGCGCCCGAGGTGCCCCGGCCCTGGGGCCAGGCGGCGATCTGGCAGCACTCGGGCGACGGGCGGTGTCCGGGGGTCGCCGGCGCCGTCGACCGCAACCGCTGGCTCGGGGATGAGGCAAGCCTTGTGGCCTTCGCCGAGGGCCGGTGCTGATCCTCGCCCTCTGCCTGCTGCTGGCCCCCGAGGCCGGCGAGGCCGACAGCCCCGCGGCGGCTGTGCGCGAGCACGCTGCGGCGTGGTGGCGGTCGCGCTGAGGGGCTAGGCTCGCCTCTCCCTCGCCAAGGGCCGCCCACGGTGACCGCGGGGAAGCCCCGCCCGGACATGCGCCGGCGCGGGGCTTCTGCTTTTAATCTGCCGCGGCGGTGCTATTGTCGGGCTTCGGGTCGCGGTAGCTCTGCTCCAGCGCCGCGGGTGCCCCACCGCACCTCGGAGAGATTCCGAGGGCCCCGGGGGCTTGCAGTGAACAGAGGCCCACGGCGGTGCAGCCCGTGAAGAAGTGGGTAACGCGCGAAAGCGCTATTGGAGCCCCCAGCGGGAGACCGCGGGGGCGTTCTGCTTTTAAGCACCGGATCACCCACCACAGGTCCCTGGCCTGGATGGGCGGCGGCGGGGGTGGCGGCGGCGCGGGCTACGGCGTATCGCCGACCTCGCACTCGGGGCAGATGCAGCCACGGCCGCCGGGCATGCACTCGTCGCATCCCTTCCGCTTGCACTTGGGGCAGCAGTAAAAGTCGTTTTCTCCGAAGTATTCGGCGTCTTCTTTGCCCAGGTCGGCGTAGCAGTATGGGCATTGGTCTTTGGCCATGGTGGTCTCTCCAACGCCCCAAGCCCCAGGGCCCGTGTCCGGGGCCTCTGGGGCTGGTGTGCGCGTGGCGCAGGTCAGGGCACGACCCCCGACCGCTTGCAGTCGCTGCACAGGTCGCAGGTCACGCCCTCGACCTCGCCGCGCCAGGTCGCCACCGCGCCGCAGCCGTCGCAGGTGGGGCGGCGGTCGACCGCTGCCTCGAAGACGGCGAAGGTCGGGACCGCGCTGCTGCGGGTGCGCACGCGGGTGTCCCTGCGGGCGCCGACGGCGGTCATCGCGTCACCTCGTCAGGGCCAAACTGAGCGAGCAAGCGGCGGGCCTCGCGGCGCATCCGTGAAGTGCGCGCCGCGCGGTTGAACCACTCGCGGGGCTTGTCGGGGTTGCCCACTTGGGAGGGCTGCGGGGCGAGCACGGCGGCCCACGCCGTGGGGTTGCTCATGGCGAAGAGGCTGGCCGCGGGGTTGGCGCGCACCTCGGTCGGGTGCGAGGTGGCGGCGCGCAACAGGTCCTCTTCGCTGGCGTTGGGGTCGGTGGCGTCAGCGAGGTTGCGAGCCAGGCCGGCCTCGTCGAAGAAGAGGCAATTCTGAGTGAACGCCTCCAGGATGTCGGCCGTTTCCAGGCGCGGCTTTGTCGTGCGGACGGACAGGCCAGAGTAAGATTTTCCGCCCCCCGGGAGCAGCGTGTGGACGCTCATCACCCAGCGGAACCGGGGCCGCTCGCTGCGGCGCCGGCCGTGCTTGGGGTTGCGACGGTGAACGCGGCTCATTGCGCCACCGCCCACGCGAGGTCACCGACGGACGCGGCGATCCGCTCTACCCAGAGCCGCTGGGCCGGCGCCCCGCGGGCGGCGCGCAGGGCCAGCAGCTGGCGCCAGCAGACCCAGGCGGCATCAGCCACGTCGAGCAGCCGCCGGGCCTGGGGGGGCGGTACCCGGACGATCTCGCCGCTCGGGGTGCAGAGGGGCAGGGCCCGGAGCAGGCGCTCCATCCGGGCCTGGGTGGGCGCGTCGTCGGCGTCGGCCTGGAGGGCGGCGAGGTACACCGGCGCCAGGGCGGCGATCTCCCGCAGGAGCGAGAGGTGCGCCACCGACCTGGGGTGCCAGTGCTCGACGGGCGGCAGGAGCAAAAGGGCGGCGCTGTTCATGGCTTCTCCAGGCGGGCGAGCTGGTGTTTGACGACGGCGACCTTCACCTCGGCGGGGTCGTCGTCCTCGGCCAGGGCATCGGCGATCTGCTGGCGGAGGCGGCGGGCGATCTTCTTCTGCGCCGCCATCACGTCCAGGTTGAGCTGGCGCCGGCGCAGCAGGTCTTGCAGGTGGCGGAGGCGGGTCATGGAGGTCTCCTGTCGCGTCAGCGGGTGGGCTGCGCGTGATGATGCGTCAGTGCGAAGAGGGGTCAGGTCGTGGCGGGCCGGGTGCGCCACAGCGCGCGGTCGCGGCCCTTGTGTCGTCGCTCGAGATAGGCGGCATCGCGTTCGGCGCGCTCGGCCACCTCGTCGGGGAGGTGCGGGCGGTCCCGGCCAGCATGGCCAGCCGCGCGAAGAACTGCCGGTCTTCTGGGAACGCGGGTCGATCACGGGGCCTCAGTCGGTGCAGGCACAGTCCACCCCGTCCGGTTCGTCAAATGGCAGGTAAAGCGGAAGGTGACGGGCTGCGGCGCGTAGCATTGAGTAGCCTCCAGGCTCACGCACTGGCGAGACGAACGTGGCGTCTCTCTCTCTCTCTCTCTCAATCCACCAGTCAGCGCGCTCTGGCTCGTCCGCCATCACGCGCATCCGGTGGCCCACGGGCTTCATAAAGCAGAGGTCGCAGTTGCTGTGCCTCTCGCGCAAATCAAACGGCTGCGCCGCCCAGAAGGCCAACACGTCAGCCTTGGTGACGCCAGCCGCGTACAGCGGAAACGCCAGATCAGACCGGGTATCAGGTTTGGACGCCTTGCGCCGCGCTACCCGGTGCGGCTCGTCGGCGCGCAAGCCGACCACGTTGACCCACTGCCGGTAGCCTTGCGCCACCATCCAACGCTTGGCCGTTTTGATCTTCAACTCTTCTGTGCAGAAGCGCTTGGTGAGATCCGGCAATGCGCGCCTCTTTCTAACCAGCGCGGCAAAAGGCTCTCCGTTGCGGGACGCGGTGGCGTGTCCCACCTCAACAAAGTTCGGATCGTCCCCACGCCTTTTGTTGGGTCGCCACTCCAACCACCGAATGGCCACGGACCAGCGGTCGCTGCATTCCAATACGAAGTCGTAGCAGCCCGGGTATTCCTTGCCCGTGTTGCAAAAGATGACATGCACGTTCGGCGGCAGCGTGCCCCCGTGCGCGTCGAGGATCTGCCGCAGCATGTAGGCACTGGTCCTGCCCCCGCTGAACGAGATGCAGGCTGGTCCTTCGATGCGATACGGATTGGTCATGCCTTCACCTTGCCTGCGTCCAGAGAGGGGTCGGCCAGCCGCCGCGCGTGCTCGGCCACCCGAGCCCGGGCCTCGTCGCGCTCGGCGGGCCTTCCACAAGTAGGGGGGCCTCATAGGCTTTTCCCCCGGGCGCGAGCCTGCCGGGTGCGGCGCTCGAGCAGCGCTTTGCCTTCGGGGTGGCTGGTGCGGTAGGCCAGCAGCGTGTCGCCGTCGGTCACCTGCTGGCTGTGCTCGGTGAGCCGGTGCCACGCGAGGACCGCCAGGAAGTCGGGGCCCTCGTGCAGCACGCGGCCACGCCCGTCTCGTGCCTGGAAGCTCACGCCGCTACCCCCGTTCGGTCCTGGCTGAGGTCGAGCAGCCACGCCCGGAGGCCGGCGACGCGGGGGCCGGTGGCGCCGCGGCGTACGGCCAGGTCGAGGGCCGCTGCGGCAGGGGCGAGGTAGGGCAGCGACCGGGCGCCGGGGGCGCGGCGGGTGGCGAGGTGGCAGAGGTCCGCCACGAGGTCGAGCAGCTGGTCAGGGCGGGTCATGGGGCCTCCGGGGCGGGCAGGTAGAGGGCGCGGCGGGTACGCACGGCCAGGGCAGGTTTGCGGGCAAAGGCCAGATCCCAGAGCACGCCCCCGGCCTTGATCTGCGAGCAGCCGAGGATCGGGGCCAGCTCGGCCGGGGTGAGCGAGCCGCGCTGGCGCAGGGTGGCCAGGGCGAGGTTCGAGGCGAGGCTCCGGTTGCGACGCGCGGGGCGCGGCTGGGGCTTGTGCCAGGGGCAGAGGTCGCCGCTCACCAGCGGGCAGGAGCAGTGGCGGCAGGACCCGAGGGGCACCCCGATGAGGTCATCGCCGTCCTCGTGGGCCGAGACGATGGGGCCGGTCACGGCTTCACCGCTTTGACCAGGGCCGCCCACGCATCTTGGCAATCGACCCGGATCACCATGGCCTCGGAATCGGTGGCGACTCCCCCACCATTTGCCACCTTGAGACGCTCGCGGGACTCGATGGCGTTAAGCGCCAACCCCCGCAGCTCGTCGAGCTGAGCCCGGACCTCGGCGGCCTCGCGCTGCTCGCTGGCGGCGATGCCGCGCCAGTCGGCCAGCTCGCCCCGCAGTTGCTCGCAGGTCTCGCGGGCGGCGCTGAACTCGAGCTTCGCCTCGTGGGCGAGGGTCCGGGCGTCGTCGCGCTCGATGAGGTGCTCGAGGTCGCGCCGGGCGGCGTCGACCGCGTTCTGCTTCCACTCCTCGCGCTGGGCGCGGGCCAGGTCGCGCTCGGCCCGCAGCGCGTCGCACTCGGCCCCGAGCTGGTCGACCTCGCTCGGGTCGGGGGTGCCACGGCCCAGCAGACTGAGGGCGGCGCTGGCGGCGTGGGTGGCCACCGCCGCAGGGGCGAGGGCCGCCAGGTGCAAGAGGACGCCGATCATCGCGTCACCCGGCGCCAGCGCTCAGCGCTGCCCCAGCTGGTGAGCAGGGCGGGCGGCCCGTCGAGGGCGGCCGCGATCTCGCGCGTCGCGGCGCACTCGGGGCAGGTGGTCTCGACCATCGAGAGCCGAGGGGCGCCGCAGTCGGCGCACGGTGCCGTGAACGAGGCAGGCAGGACGAGCTCTTCGGCCTCGACGTCGAGGATGGCCTCGTCAAGGCGCTCGCGGGCCGCAGCCCGGAGGGCATCGAGCGAGGGAGGCGGGGGCGCCGGCAGGGTCGTCGCCGGGCGCGAGGGGGGCAGGATCGAGGGGATCACGAGAGACCTCCGGGCAGCGGGCAGCGGGGGAACTCGGCGCGGATCAGCCGCGCCAGATCGCGCAGGGCGGTCTCCCTGGCGACCTGGCGCGCGGACCAGTAGACGGCGGCGGCGTAGGCGGCGGCGTAGGGGGCGGCGTAGGGGGCGTAGGCGGCGGCGGCGGCGTAGGGGGCGGCGTAGGCGGCGTAGGCGGCGTAGGCGGCGGCGGCGGCGGCGTAGGCGGCGGCGGCGGCGGCGACACGCCAGAGCGTTGATCGGATCTCCAGGGTCCGCTGGCGCAGCGCCAGCAGGTCGGCCCGGGTGAGGGAGGCGGTGCCACGGGCCCAGCCCTCGATCTGGGTGAGGATCTCGTCGATCTGCCCGCGGTGGGCCTCGGGGACGTGGGGCAGGGCGTACCGGGCGCAGATCACCGACACCAGCGCGGCGCGGCGGTGCTCGGGGCTGCCCCAGTCGGTACCCTGGGCCAGGCGGCTGAAATACCAGGCGAGGTGATCGCCGCGGCGGCAGTGGAGGTAGGCCATCTGGGGGGTGCCGAACGGCTTGGCGGCGGCTCGTGCCTCCCGGCAGGCGCCGAGGGCTTTGAGGGTGCGGGCGGGGTCAGGCGTGGGCATCGGTCGGGGTCTCCGGGATCGGGGTGGTGGGCGTCGGTGCGGCCGGGTCCGGGGGCGAGGGCGCTCGCCGCCGGGCCTGGACACCCCGGGCGGGGCGTCGCGTGGTCAGCGAGGCGACTGACCCACATGGGCCAACAGCAGCTCGTTGGCGGCGTCCCCCGGGGTGCAACCACGTCGGGACGTGCCGCCGAGGCTGGCGGCCCATCGGTAGTCATGCCCCACGCGCTGCGGGATCAGCGTGAGAGGGAGGTTGCGAGACGCCGCCAGGTCGAGTGCCTGGCCGATTGGGTGGATGCACCCGCAGCACTTCACCGGAGACTCGACTGCGCCCGAGTCCGACCGGGCGGGAATGAACGTGGGCAGACGCCTCAGCTTTTCGTCGTGCTCCTCTGGCGAAATGAGACCCGCGCTCACCGCGTTTTTCAGGATCTGCGCCGCGCGGAGATCGCGCAGCATCCTGTCCACAACATCAAGCGCGGCGGCATCGGACGCGCTGAGTTTCCGGTCGTTCATCATGCGGCGCAGGTCCGACATTGCTTCGTTGGTATCCATGGTCATCTCCTCGGGTGGTGGGCGTGAGCCCGGGTCTGCCGGCGATGCGCTCGCAGGCGGACCTAGGCCACCGCCTTCACGCCGCCAGGGTGGCCGCGCGGTAGGTGGCGCCGTCGACGCCCGCGGCCGCTTCGATCAGGTCGGCCCGCAGCTGGTGGCGCCGCTGGTCCGCTTCGAAGGCCGCCTCGACCTCGGCCGACCACACCACGTCGGCCCAGCACTCGGCGTGCAGGTCGAGCCGCCAGGTTGCCAGGGTGGCCGCGGCCAGCTTGTAGATCGACAGGGCCGCGGGCAGGGCGCGGGCGTCGCGCCGGGCGGCCGTCAGCAGGTAGGCCAGGCTGGCGAGCAGGTTGTGGACGACTTCGGCCGTCGACGAGGCCTCGTGGCCCACGAGGTCGTCGACCTCGCACAGGGCGCGGTTGAGGGCCTCGTCATCGGCGAAGGAGGCGGCGGTGTCGGTCAGGTCGGCGGGGGCGGCAGCGGTGCGGTTCGTCATGTCCCCCAACATGGTTCTTTCCGTAACTAGTTTCAAGAGGAACTAGGCCGGGGTGTCATTTAGGTGCGCT